GTCCTCCCTCACAATGATTCTCGGCACACCCAGAAGGTCATGTGCTCTATCAATGCGCTTCACCATCTTGGTAAGCGTACGCTGCAGCGGAAGGAGTCTCTTCACGGCAGACTCGCCGTAGTACCCTCCGAGAGACAGGTTGAACTTCATCTTCACCAGCGGAAAGCGCTTGCGCTTGTACTCGCGGTCAATCAGCGTGCAGTTCTTGATGGTGACGCAGTAGCGGCCGTTCTTGCCTGAGCTGTCGGGAAGGTGCCAGGTCTCCCATACGGTGACCATGTCTCCACGGTGCTCTGGAACGCCCGCACGAACGTCGTCGTCATCGTTACCTGGAGCGTTGGCGATGGCCTCAAAGCGCTCCTCAGCCGTACCGAACAGTCCGTCGTCTTCCTTCCCGTACTCTTCCAGCAGAAGGAATCGGTCAATGTTGGTCTTTACGTGAATGCTTCTTGGGTTGCCGTGGCGGGCTTCCAGGCGGTCCACGAACACGTTTCTCGGGGTGGCTCTGGAGACGGTAATTCGGTACTCACCGTCGTCCTCGCAGGAGCCCACGCGCAGGAATCCAGTGCCATATACAAGCATGTCGGCTCCAGACTCTGGGACTGCTACGGCATGCACCTTTGCGTCACGGAAGATACCTTCCATCCAACGGCTAGCAGCAATGCCTCTCTCGTGCTCCTCAAAGTCTGCCTCGGACGTACTGAACGCCGGAACTACCTTGGTCTTGAACAGCTGCGCATGTAGCGTTTCAATACTGTTCGCCAGCTCGTTCTGCTCAATCTCTTCCGAGAAGGCAGACACGTCGGTATCAGGCTCCCCGAGCTGCGACATGTCCACGCCGTACTCCATGGCGTAGATTCTGTACGCCTCGTAACGGTTGGCCTGGTCGTCTCTAATCTGAGCGATGAGGGGCTGGATAACCTCGTGCGGCTTCTTGTTGTACGCTGCCGCATTCCAGAACTGAGCTGTCTGCCATTCTGGACGAGTCTTTTGTGCTCGGCTTTTTGCCATGCACAATCTATGCCACTAGCCAGTTCGCGAATCAAGAACTTTGGAAAGGTCCCTTGACAATTGCTCAGCCAGACCGGTCTTGGTCTTGGCCAGTTCCAGAAGCGATTTTGCTATCTCAAGAGCATGAAACGCCAGTTTTTCAGCATTTCTTGCGTCTTCAATGGCAAAAACAAGCTCTGCGCGCATATGCTGAACAGCAAAATACTCATCTTCGCAGCGCTCCCACGAATCCGGCGTCTCTGCGCTGCTTTGCGGACATTCTGGCGAGTGTTTTTCGCTCAAGCTGCTTGACGTAGTCTCTGTTTGCTGAGGCGAGGTGTTCTCTTTCACGGCGCTCCCACTCCTGCTTCCATTCATTGGTGCCTGGCTCGTATGCAATCTGCAGCCCCTTCACCGAAGCGTATGTAAGGTCGTGTACGCATAGCACCCACGCGCTCACAAGGTCTCCGTGACCCATTCCTTTGCGTCTTGGGATGCTGATTGACAGCAGTCCACCCTGTACCGGACGAGACTTTACCGAAAGTAGCTGGGCCTTGAACCGCTTGTTCTCTGGAATAACGCATCTTCCCTCGGTTAGCTGGCTTTTCGTCCTGGCAAACGTGTCGTGCTTACCCGAGACACCACCAGGGGCCTCACGGACGCTGATTCCTTCAGCTGCCAGGAACTCTCTCATGGCCTCTCGGTAGTGGCCGTCAGTGATAAGGGAAGTGACTCCAAAGCGCTTCATTCGTGCGGAGAACTGCTTCACAACCTCGGAGGGCTTCAGAGGCTTGCCCTTCTCCGGCTGCAGCTCAAGCATGTCTGCCACCACGTACTTCTTGCCATCGTAGGTGGCGATGACAAGGGCCGAAGAGTCGGACTTGAAGCCAAAGTCGGCCGCAGCCACGTAACGCTGTAGGTTGTTGTAGTGGGCTGGAAGCGTAAGGTCTGGCACGGTGCAGCTGGTCACGCTGACGGCGTCAAAGAACATTCCGCCAACCATGGCGTCCCGCTCGCAGAAGAACTCACGACGGGCGTTCTCCGGGTCTGACTCCATCTCCTGCCTGACAAGCTCCAGGGTCTCTTGGTCGTCACGTACGAGCGTTGTCGGGGCAATCATGGCCAGGGCAGTGTCCGGTCTCCCGAAGTTCTTCTCCAGGTCCTCTGCCATCATGTTCTCGGTTGGCCATGGCGTGGAGATAAGCATTCCAACGCCGCCGTAAATGAGCCTTGGCTTCAGCGCTCGGTAGATTTCCCTATCGTTCACCGCGTACTCGCCAGAGTCGCCAGAGTTGAAGAACTCTGCCTCGTCCAGGATGAAGCTGATGATGGTTCTACCACGGGCGCTTACGCCACCCTTGCTGGCGGCAACGGCCTGAATCATCACCAGGCGCCTGTCTGACGGCCTACGAATGGTGATGGAGAACTTGTCCTCAGCGGTCACCAGGGCGTTCAGGTGCTGGTTGTTGCGAATCATCTCGCGAGACATCCCAATGGACAGCTTGGCCGTCTCCTTATCGGGAGCAATCACGAAAACACGTGGAACGTCACCGGGTCCGCACCTACGAAGGTCTGCGGTCACTGCCTTGTAGATTCCAAAGGCAGAACATAGAGTAGTTTTGCCGCTTCCACGACCAAGTGAGAGCACAATTTTTCTTCTGTGCTTCTTCAGGATTTTGACAGTCTCGTCAAACCCTAGCATCTCCTTTGCAATCGGAATTAACCCGATAGGGAGGTCTGACAGCTGCTCGCCACCAAAGGCAATCCTGGCAATCACTTCCTGACCATTGGTCAGTGTGAGCCCTAGAATCTCCTGGCAGAACTCATGAAACCGTATTGACATATACGGTTGTATACCACACTTTGCTCACGAGGCAGGATTCGGACCTGCATAACCATGGTTAACAGCCATGTGCACTACCATTGTGCTACCCGTGAAGGTTGCTTCCCGACCCAAGTTGACGAACACCGACCAGGGTGTTCCGTCCGGAAGTGAGGTGTGGACTTTCCCACCAGTCATCAGGTCCCGGCATTGCTTTCGCCATGCTTTCTACTTGGTCACCCAAGTGAGCTTCGGCCTTCGGTCAGTGATGTAGGATTTGAACCTACGCAACCCGCTTCCAAAGCGGGGACTCTACCAGGCTGAGCTAATCACTGTTGCGATTGCATGGGCACAACTAGGTTTCCCGTGCAATCAGTACCGCAAGTAGGATTTGAACCTACACTGTACACGTTCTAAGCGTGCTGTCTCCTGCCATTGGACTACTGCGGCTTGGCCACTTTTGTGGCGGTGGGTCGTCCTGGTAACGCTCCAGGCGGGCACATTGTACGACTGCTTTACAGGCAGCCCCGCCTCTTTAGCGGACTACCGACCCATTAGTATCCTGTCTCTCCAGGCTGCCACGCTAGAATCGCATAGTGCAGACTCGCGTTTAATCTGCTCCATACTGCGTTATTGGGTAAAGCACCACCCCAAGGAATTGAACCCTGCTCACTGGTTTTGGAGGCCAGTTAACGCCCAGCGTCGGATGATATTGGTGGCCGTCTCTCCGAGCTGTCAAGCTTTTAGTGAAGCTTTTAACATCCAGGATTGGGTACCTGGAACTTCTTTTACATCAGCCCGTTTTCTTTTGCGTACGCTTCTAGCCAGTCAGGAATGTCTTTGTCTACCCTAACTGCTGTTGGGGTCTTGTCAACTCCCTGCGTCTGATTTTTGATTTGCTGAGAAAGTGCGTCAGCTTCCGCTTTCAGCTGTTCGTACGTTTTCTTTGGCGGAGGCTTTGGGCGAGCTTGCTTCGGGTCAGCCGGTAGAGGTTGAACCTGGGTGCCTCCCATCCCTGGCGTATACAGTCTAGGGTCACGCCTTGGACCGGTCTGACCAACTGGGTTTCCGTTGTGGTCAAGATACACCTGACCCATCTGGTTCATTCTGATTCTCTCAGAAATGTCCTCAGGGTCACCCGGCTGCGGGTACATGTTCACAACGCCAGTGTAGTCTGCCATGTGGCTATTCTACTTCTTTGGCCTAGACGGGTCAAACACCTTGACGCTTCTCAGTGCCCAGCCAATCTGCTCGTCACGGGCGTCCTGGGAAAGTCCGCTAGGAATGGACACCTTCACGGAATCCTCAAATTCTGGGTCTGACGGCTCAGGGAAAGCCTTGTGGGTGCACTTCACACGAATCTCAAGGCGAGCTGAGCCCTCGTCAACCAGCTCCACGGAATGCGGCTGCTTGCCGCACGTCATGCAGATGGGCCAATTTGGCACCGCTCGCGCCCCAGGTGTCCAGATTCCCCTCTTTTCATAGAGCCTGTCCTTTAGACCCTGCTCACGAATCTGTTCAAGCCAGTCTACCCGTCTCATAGACACTCCTTTCTAGTCCGGCCCAGTGTAGCATCACGTACAGAAGCACTGCCTCTGCGTAGGAGGCGTCAGATGGCTTGTCCAGCCCAAGCTCTGCAGCCCTGATGAACGGAAGAAGAACCCCCGCCCTTCTCATCCTGCCGCCTTCAGCTGTACAACCTTGTCTTCCGGCTGAATTGAAATAACCGCAGACAGCGGCACAAGGAACGTCTTCGGTTCATCCGAGCCAGGCTGCTTGCCGGTGATACCAACCAGACCACGGTACAGTCCGCCAGTGTACACGGTGATGGTTACGCTGTTGTTCTGCTTGGTGTTGATGCCCTTCATTCCGGTTCCGAAGAGAGAGACGTTGTCGGAGAACGTCACCGCCTTCGCCTGGAAGCTATTTTCCTGCTTTTCTGTGCTTGCCATTTTCGTCTACCTCAGTGTTGAATCCGCGCAGAATAGCGCAAACCATCTTGTTTGTTGGAGTAAGCCCGGTTCCGGTCTTTGGAACCGGTGTGAATGTCCACGACTTCCGAAGGAGCCACTTCTGGTTCTGTCGGTGACCTGGCTTCAGGATTTTGCTGATGTGCATGAAGGCAAGCGCCAGAGCGTCTAGGCCCTGGCGAGGCGTCATCTCTACAAGTTGATACTGCAGTTCGTCTCTCATTTTCATGCTCCTACTGACGCCGCTAGCGTCGGGTCAAACTTCCATCCTTCGGGCTGGTGCCTGTTGGGCCACGGAAAAGCGTGAGTGAGGTTCTGTCCGAAGAGCTTTTCCGAGATTTCTGTTCCGATTCTGTGCCCTCTGATTTCTGGACGTACATACACATAGTACAGGAAGCATCCGCGACCGCACGCCCAAGCGTGAACCGTGTACCCATCCTCAGACATAAGTCCATAAGCGTTACCATTATCCAGAATCCTTTCCACTGCGTCCGGTAATGAGTCCAAGGAGGTCCTTTGGCTCAGGCCACACGTCATCTTCCTCAGTTTCGCCTGAGCCGACCGAATCCACGTTGCCAGCACCAAGTTGCGGTGCTCGGAAGTAATTGGCTTCAGTTGGAGGGTGACGCCAGCCAAACTGCAAGATGTATCCGAATGCCATTCCAAAGTTTTTTGCACGTCGGTGCTCCTCTTCGCTTGTCACTTGAACTCCCTCGGTACGGGACCCTTGAATCCCTTTTTCTTCCACCGCAGGAAGCGCTGCCGCTCCCTATCCTTGAAACCTGCGTAGTTTTCGGAAATCTTTTCTGCCGCGTCTCCTACCGGAAGGCTTGCCAGTGCCTCCCATGTACTTAGGCCCCCGGTGATTGTCAGAACTAGGTCTGGCTTCAGTCCGGGGCTTGTGGGTTTTACCGATATGGAGTGCGGAATGTCCAGGGTTTTCAGTGCCACCTTCAGCCTTGCGATGATGTCACCGTGAGGAGAGATGAAGCTTGTGTACCGGAACCCTGTCTTGGAATATCTAGGCACCATTCCGATGATGTCAATGCATGCCGCTACGTATCCACGAGCTTCAGCCTTGCCGAACTTGGAGCCGAGAGTTTCCTCTAGCCCTCCGCCTACAGCCAGAGCAAAGCATCTCGGGTGCCACATGTCACAGCCAGGTTCGTATCTGCCACCAGCAAACACGCTGGAGCCAGGCTTGCCACAGTGTGAGCACTGTAGTAGTTGGTCGGATGGTGTGGTTCCGTCTAGTTGGTCGGTCATTTATTCTCCTTCCTGCGCACGGGCGAGCTGCGCGGCGAGGGCGTCGCGCTCGGCAGTCATTGCGTCCAGCTTGTGCTCTGCGTTCACCGCGTCCGTGCGGTATTCCTCACACTTCTCGGTGAGCTTTTTCACGAGACCAAGATTGTAGTCACGCCCTTGCCGTTCATCTTCAACGATGGACTTGAGCTTCTCAACCTCGGCGCGGAGCTTGGCAATGGTTGGATTGCTTGGAACGATGCGAACCACTCTAAGATGGGGGTCCTTTCCGGCGGTAATGTACGCATGGTCTCGCATAAATACGCGAGCATGTGTCCTGTCCGTAAAGACCCAACCGGTACCCATGAGCGTTACGTATCGTTCTCCGCCAACCTCGCGAACCAGATATCGTTCTTCCATCATGTTCCAGGTGCCGTCCTTCCTTCAAAGTATTCGTACTGCTCGTCATGAGGCGGTAGATGCATCAATAGCCCGCTGTTTGCTGGTGCAGTGTGTGATTGCTTACACTGGATTAGGAATCCAACCAGCTTTCTGAAAGCGTCTTTCCGGTTGTTGCCGTAGATTCTCAGGTTGCCCCATGCGTAGCGTTTCAAGTGTGACCCGCCCATCCGATGGAGTGCTTCACTCCAGTTTGCTTTGTAAGCTCCCTGGCCAATGCCTGAGCGCTCTCCCGCTTACCTTCCACAATCTCCCCAGACTTCACGTCCCGGGAAGGACCTACGTACCACTTGTCTTTGGTCTGGTACGGCTTACGAACGAACTCGTGCTTGTCAATCACTTGGTAGCCTCACTCAGTAGGAAACCGATTACATGCCCAGTTACAGCTGCAGCTACACCAATGATGCAGCCTGCCATGATGCCCTTGTACAGCTCACTCATCGTCTTTCAGCTCAATGGTTTCTGTTTTCTGGAACTTGCCAGCCAGGTTCTTGGCTGCGTCTACGTAAGGTTTGGACATCTTTTCGTAACTAGTCAACCCCGAGGCCACTGCGTTTGCGTACGAATTTCCGATTTTCGTAGACCTTACGGCACCTTCAATGGCTGCATTATTTTTCTTCTGGTCCATCAGCCGCTCTACCGTGGGGTAGTGCTTGGTTGTTGGCGGAAGTTCAGCGTTGTTGGCGCCCGGAACCACCTGGTTCATGCGAGCGTAAACCTCGCGAGCTGCAGCGATTAGCTTGTCCCTGAAGTCACCCATCACTCGTCATCCTCGTCCTGGTCATCTCCAGATTCTAGCAGGCGAGCTGGTTCAGTGGGAGGTCTGCCTCTCTCTCTTTCCCATGGCAGAGGCCCAGCTGCAGCCTTAGCTCTGGACAGGCTCAGTTCTCTACCGGCCTGCTCCCAAGCCGCCTGCTCCGACTGTCTGGCGTCCGTAGCAAGCTTGCTAGCGAGCTTTGCTAGCTCGGGTACACCAGTGATAGCGAACTGAGTGAAGAGGTGTCTGGAGGCAGCCAGCTGCATGGAAGCGCTATTCAGCATGTTCATCACACCGGCAGACAGCTCGGTTCCGAACTGCTCACGAAGCTCCCTCTCTCTGGCGACCTTGAAGCGCTTGGCGGAGACAATGGACGGCTTCATCTCAGAGGATTCAGTTACCTCTCGGCTGATACCGTACGTCAGTCCACGGGAGCGCCTGGTGGCCTTCACAATGGCCTCTGTAACGTTGTCGTATTTCTCCTTCACAGCTCGTCTCCGTTCTCTTGTGGGTGAAGGTGCTCCGCTATCTCACCTTTACATCTGTTTAGCCCAGCACGCACACAGTATGCGGTAAATGGTGCCGACATGTTCTCTGCGAACAGCCTCCCAATCCAGTCCGCCCAGTCAGCGTCATCCGGACATGTCTCTTCAACAACGTCTTCCCACCCAATACTAAACATGGTGCTTCGCATGGCATTCATCCTGACCATTCCGGTACCGTTTGCAACAAATACCTGCACACCCACATGTCGGAGAAAAGTGAATCTACCCTCTATCTATTTTTGGCGAAATATGGTACAATCTAATTCTGTTGTGATGACGAGCACTTGGTTCCCTCTGCTCCGGTCTCTCTCCAAAAAATAAAGAGAACTGCTCAACACGACCTTCGCGGCGGTAACCAAGTTTACCATAGCTGCAGTCCCATAGCAGTTCTAACGAATCCGAGCTGAGTAACTCTGGTACCAACCAGTAGTGTGTTCTGATTCTGGTATGCCCACACTTCAGCACAGTGTGGTTTTTTTATGTCCACTCTAGAAAGAGTCAGACATACTTTTTCCTGGTACACCGGTGTAGCTGAACTCTTGGGTGTTCAGGATATTTTGGTGATTTTCCTGTGTGCTGGGTCCCCTTCGGGGCAAAAACCATGCCAGCCTGGGGGTAACAGCCCCACTGTAATCCACTCATACTGTATCCGCTGCCACCATAATCCAGTGCTGACGGAACTGATTGGCACGGTTCTTGACTGGCATGACTCTTGCCGCTACGCAAAAAGTACTGGCACGGTCTATGCAAGGGTAGAAAAAACTCTGGCACGGCTGCTGCAGATAGCAACTACCATGCCAGAGAATACCCCAATGATATCAAGTACTTAGAATGTTGGCATAAGACTTGCTTTTGTGTGCAAATTGCCTACATGCAAAGTTTTCATTGGCATGAGGATTGCAGGCGCACACAATGTAGGCCTGCAATCCCACAGTGTGGGTCTACATCTTCTTGTTCACGATAGCCACACACACTGCGTGTGTCAGTGCGTCAATGTCCGACATTAGGATACCGTGTAGGATAGCGGCATCAATCTTCCGGCCGCAGGGCCAGTTGCCTTCCTTTCGGTTGGATGCAACGAACGGGTCAATCTCGGAAAGGGAGACGTTGGCAGTGATTGAGACGATGGGGGTGCGCTTGGACATGCAAGAGAGTATTGCAGTATCGGTGCCACGCATTGGGCCTCCGTAACTACGCGGAATCATTGGAACGCTACAATGGCCATATGACACGAATGTCCTGGTTGGCCTGACATTCATGTCATAGCCCTTGTTTTCAGCGGGTTTTTGCTATGACTTGCATGTCGCTGCTATGCAAAGAGTAGCGGGCTCCGGGAAGGACTGAACGCGCGGTAAGTGTGCGCATGTTCAGTGCTTTCCCGGAACCGCTAGCGGGCGCTTGGGGAGCGCTTGCCCATTGCTGGCGCTAGGAGCCATTCTGGCGCGTTTTCGTGCCTCATGGCTATGCTCACCCTACCCCCCTGCGTCAAACCGTTTTGCTTGTTTTTGGCTCTATTCCTATTCGGGCGAACGGTAGAATGACGCACCGCGCATCAGGGGCCGGCACTGGTAGCCCGTTCAGTGCCGAGTAGGCATAGCTCCTTCGCATACTTCACGAGACCATTGTACGCCTTTGCATACATGCCCTTACGATGTGGGCGCCATTTGTCATGCCTATCATGCACGTGTTGTGCCATTGCGATGAAGGCAAGCAATTTTTCATCGTACATGTCCACACCGGGAAGGTACATGCCACCAATCCACCTAACAGGTGTGCCCTCAATGCCCGAATTGTATACATTGTCTGGAATAAGACACCCGACTGCACACATTCGCCCACCTTTGCCCCTGTAAGCACACTTGCCGTCGGAGTTTACCGAAGGTTGAGACATGCCGGCCAAGTGATTCATCACTTTATCGTACACTTCTTTACGTGTCATGAATTGCATGTGAGTCTCCTACTTGTAGCGGTTGAAGGGTCTAGTAATACGTTCACGACCGTTCGGTCCAATCGTAAACGCTGGAACGCCACAAGTGAAGCTTGCGCGCTGGGCTTGTCTTCGTGCGTCATGGTACAGAAGATGCACACCAAGCTCGCGGCCTTCAAAGCACACGCGAAACACTGGACGTTCAGGTTTACTTGCATCGTACGTCACTTCAATACACTTGCTCACTTGGTCACCACTTTCATACGAAGTAGCCAATCAGCCCCCACTGTAATAACTTGTGTGCTCTTGTGGTACACGGCAAAGTTGCCGCTCCTCCGGTACGCGTTAGGGTGCCGGACAATCGTGAGACCCGAGCGTGTGCGGTAGTGTCCAGGCATACCACGTAGTACAGGTCCAGTGTCACTGGAATCCACCCTGACTGGAATGCGAGAGTTTTTGTCCAGGCCAATTGCCTGTCGGACAATGTGCAGAACAGAGCGCTTACGACTCACTTATCACCACCTTTCGTGATTCCCAGCTCACGTTCAATGATGCTGAACACGCGTTCTGTTTGCGCTCCAGACAAGAATTGTGCCAGGCTAGCTTTCGTGCCAAGCTCGCGAGTGATACCGTTTGCCAGGTTCCAGGCCGACGGTAGGGTGTTGTAGTTGTTTGTGGCAGAAGGTGTGAACACGTCATCAATAATCCGGTCAATGCCGGAACGATCGCCTTTCTCGCGTTCGCGCTTTGCGTACGATGGGAGACATTCGCGGATAAGTCGTGACATGGTGAGTGGGCCGACTTCAGTCTCTGCCAACCTGTCCAAACGTGCGCTAAGCGCGGCGATGTAGCCCGCGCTCTTACCCATGGCCGTTTTCCAATTCTCAGCGTCGCGTGCAACGTGGCTGAATGAGCCGCTGAATTCCGTCTCACCCTTCCCGAGGCCAGGAAGTTGGTTAGCGCAACACACACGTAGGGCAGTGTACGCAAAGCCAAAAGCACTCTTACCGTCAAAGGAGTTATGTAGGAGGATGTAGGGCTGAATCGTATCCTTTGGATTATTGGCCACACTGATGACCGAAGGTAGACGAAGCAAGATATATGCCTTCTCTCCCCCACGTACGGTGAACGCGCGCTCTACCGTAAGACCTCCGTTGGTTGCGAGTGACTCCGCGACTTCAACCATGTCCGCGTTCTGAACGAGGTTGTAGTGCTTTGCACGAACCATGCCAAGCGTGCACGTATCTACGTCTTTCCAGGAATCTCGCACGATTGCGCGAAACTTTTCACATCTGTAACCAAGGCCTGACATGCTTGCGTAGCAGTAAACCTTACGAAGGCTTACACTGTACTTCACCGCATCCAAAGAACCGTCATGCACCCCAAGAACAGATTGTTTGATTAGTTGTTCAGACATGTCACACTTCCTTCATCGGTGTAGGAACTTACCTACATACACCACGGCGCTGCGTACACTGGAATACACGGAGCCCGTGGTGTTTCGGGATTAGCGAATTACGTTCAGGCGTTTCAGCTTCTTTTTGCCGCTGCCATGTGCACTGAACGCGATAGCAGCGTTACGGTTGTACAGTGCGGTATCATCCCAGCAAAGCCTACACTCTGCGCATGTGCGGTCCGATGTTTGGGCGGGGCAGGGAATGACTCGGATGCCTTCAGTTGTTGTCCAGGCTCGTTTACCGTTAGGGAATTCCGAAACAACAACAGCGCCCGCATATCCTGAGATTACAGCTGTATACAACTGCTCTTCCGTCTCACATGATGCGAGAACGCTTACGCCGCCCCACATGTGCCTACGGACTTCCCTCCATGCGTGTGTGTATGTCCAGACCGGACCTTTCCACACATCGCGCACTGCATCTGACAGAATCTTAGTTCCGGTGCTGGTTGTAGAGTCACCTGCTACATGTAGGCGCATTGGTTGGCTTGAGTAACCCATGCTCGCGGCCACTCGCAGTTCTGCCGCCTCTTCTGCCGCACAATCTATTGCCGTGTTGCTTGCGCTACGCTGCTCCCTAACGCGGTTATGAATGGCGACGTTACCAGCCTGCGCGTAGCACCCATTGTTGCGTAGCGGACATGCTTCGGGGCATGTTTGGCTAATGGGAGCGTATGTAGCACACACTCCCACGCCTAGCTTTCCGTTCTGAGAATCAGCCACAAAGTAGCCAAAGGTGGCACGGCGAGTCACGCTCGCACCGTGTCCGGAATGGGGCCGTCAACCACAAACCCCAGTGATTGCAGCGTTGCCACAATGTCGTGTGTGGGATCTACAGCCACAGTGTGTGCGGAGCCGAAACGTTGGCCGCGTACCGTCACGTATTGCCACTGTCTTGGGTCGGTCTGTCGCACGTCAACGATGACAAAGGATTCATCAGTCGTACAGTTGTCACATACACATACACGATCGTTCATTGTACGTACCTCGTAAGGGTCCCAAGGAACCCGGCGTCAATCTGCACAATCTGGCCGTAGACAGGGTGGCACCACACGGTGATACCGTCAGGGCTGTAGCTAGGAGTAAACCTAGCAGAACGCAGCCTAGCGCGAGCAATAGCACTGGCGGCTTCCGGGCTAGCTGCGTCACGGTTGGCCTCAGTAACATCCGACTGCTCTACCCATGCTTGCCTTGCCGCTTCACCGATTGCGTCACTCATGCAAAGAGAAGATGCACAAGAGGTGCCAACTTTTGGCATTCGTAACTACTCGGAATCACGTGGACGAATTATGGCCATATGACACGAATGTCGCGCTTACCATGACACGAATGTCGTAGCGTCTTGTTTTCAGCGGTTTTCAGCTATGACACGCAAGTCAGTGCTATGTAACTTTTGCAAGCCTACTCTCCTTATAGGCCGGCTGTAACTAGACACCTTGACGGCCGTTCAGGCGTGCCGTACCAGGCCTAGGAGTTGTTCAGTGTAGGCGTTCAGCTACCGAATGTGGGTGTTCAGTATACAATGTATACCAATGTACCGAATGGTATGGAATGGTATACAATTGTAGCCGAAAGTATGTAAAGGTATACTTTCGCCCATTGTGTAGGTGTTCAGTGGACGCATGTGTGCGTTCAGTACACTATGTGTGCGTTCAGTACACTATGTAGGGTGTTCAGTATACGATGTAGGTGTTCAGGTGTGTGTTCAGTATACGATGTGGGTGGATGTGTTTTTGCGCACATATACTGAAATACCCGACAACTCATCTCTTGCCCCAAATTCGGAGAGGCGAGAGTGGCGACTGGTTTGAGTGGTGACTCACCCAGGACTTGAACCTGGGACCGTCGGGTTAGAAACCCGCTGCTCTATCCGCTGAGCTAGTGAGCCATGAAGAGACTTCAGACGCAGAGTCTAAAAAGTCCCTTGGTTGTGCAGAGTCTAAAAAGTCGGAGCGCCTACTTCAGAAGTGCATCAACTTTCTTCTCGTGGTGAGTGAGCAGACCCTTCGGCAGCTCATCGTTCTCACACAAGACCTTGTAGCGCTCCCCAGATGCCCTCAGATAGACGACAACGCCTTCGGGGTTCATGTACCCTGGAACGGACAGTGAGCCTTCAGACTTCAGCCTGGCTACACACTCGTCAACCAGTCCGGTGGTGAAGTCTCCTTCGGTAAGCACCTTTACAACCTCGCAGCATGTTACGCCGAGAGAGTGAAGGTTCTCGGTGGAGACCCAGCGCGCAGAGTTGAACAGCGCAAACCGACGCTCGTACAGGCCATAGCCACGGTTGATTCCAAGACCATACCACTCGCCGTAGTGGCGGCCATGCCCAAGCTTCTCCAGGGTATCACGGTTCTGCTCACACCATGCAGCAAAGCCGTAGTTGTCTGTCTGCTTGCCGGGAGTAATCAGGCGGGTACGGCTTCCGACGGCCACCAGCTTACCGTTCTCATCAATCAGAATCTGGGCGTTCGTACCGTCCAGCTTCTCGGTAATGACGCAGCCACGACGGAGACGTGGAATCTTCGGGAACTCTAGGAACAACTCACTCATTTACGTTTCCTCTCTGCGTGTGAACGCTGAGCTGCACGAACAATGCCAGCCAACTCAATCTCTTCTGCAGTGTCGCCCTTCAGCCAGTTGAACAGGCTGCTACGGTCTACCCCCGCAGCCTCAGCGGCCTGGGCTAGTGTGTAGCCACGCTTCACGTAGGCTGCAATGGCGTTTGCTACTTTTGTACTGGCCTTTCCAGGCCTACCCATCTTGGTCATTTGTTCTTTCCAGGAGACGACGTTAGCCCATCAACGAAACCAACAAGGTACCCCAGAAGACCAACCAGGACGGTTGAGAAAAACGTTCCAACAAACACTGCGAAACCGTTCATCAGCAGTTCCTCCAGACCTGAAGGACAACCCACGCAGCAAGCCCTAGACCAGCCAACTTGATTGCGAACGCTGCCAACTCAACACCAATCACCCAGAACAGCTTGCTCATTTTTTTGCTCTCCACTGGTAGTAGCCCTTTGAATTCTCACGGTCCCAAACCTCGTCACCGAACTCAGGTTTGCCTCCACCATCCACGTACCGCTTCATGGCGGCGGTGAAGTAGTCGGCCCTGCGTTTCAGCATACGGATGGCGTTCATCATCTCGCCAGCCTCAGTGTCATTCTCCGGGTCTGTCTTGAACTCCACGTTGTGTTCTCCTAGCTGCTTGTCAAGCTCAGAAACCGCAGAACAGTACGCCATGTGTGGGCAGTAGAACTGTGTGCAGTGTGGTCCAATTACCGGCTCACCAGGCTGCCTTGCAAGCTCAGCTGTCAGCTTCTCCATGTGGGCCTCAAGTGTCAAGTGGTCCACGGTGATTTCGTCCATGTAGGCGTCGTCACCAAGGTAGCAGACCACCAGCTTGAACTCCCTGGGAGCCTTGCCGGTTGCCATGTAGTAGGCACTGGCAAGCGTCAGAAGCTGCTTGCGAGCCCCAGCGCCGCCGCCAGTCTTCCAGTCCAGGACAACCACTGAGCCGTCAGGCTGCTCCACAATCAGGTCTGCAGAGCCATGCATAAGGCCGTCAGTGGGGTAGTCTCGGCCAGATACCGACCCGTAGACCTGCCCAGTAACGGAAGGCTCCATTCCCATGGCAACCTCAAAGAGCGGCTTACCACCGGCCTTCATGTACTTGGTCACAATGGCGTTAGCTGCCCGTACCATATCCGCCTCTTCGTCAGTCAGGCTGGGCTTGAACATTGGGTCAGACCAGGACTTGTGAATGGCGTCATGGACCCTGGTGCCAGAGTCGCGCTTGGAAGTGTCACCCAGCGTGTCGTCATACCATTCGGCCCCGACCCGTCTCCAGTGGTTGCATGGAGACAGAATCAGGGCCGAGTAGGATGCGCTGGGCTGGAAGATGTCCAGCCGGCGTTTCATCAGAACGGGTCGTCCGGGTTGCTAGCCTCAGCCGTAGTGGCGTCCTTGGCTTTGGCTGGGCGAGTGACGGTAATTTCGTTCGCCACAACGTTCAGGTTGGTGTACTTCTTGCCATCCTTATCCGTAACGGTCACCTCCAGCTTGCCCTTCACGGACACAATGTCGCCCTCACCAGGAATGGTGGAGCTGCCCGGGAACCCAGTGACCCGGAAGTACGTCTTGGTCTTCTCGCCAGTCTTCTTGTCGGTACGGGTGTTGGAAAGGTCAAAGCGGAAGAACTTGCCTCCGTCATGAACCTTGTTCGCAAACCCATCAGTCTCAATCGTTGTCCAACCCATGTTACTTACTCTCCAGTTCTTTGATTCGGGCCGCCAGCTTCTCCATGAAGACGGACGGCATGTTCAGTACCTCTGCCTCAACAAGGCATTCCTTGAGCTTTACAGCGTTGTCCTTAGAGGCGCTGCACTTATCACGCAGCTTCTCCTCAGGAGTCTTGTCCTTTGGCTTAGACGCAGCGTTGCCGTCGTCGTCCTCCGTACCAAGACCGCAGGCTGCCAGCAGAGCGTAGCGCTTGCCGTACGTGATTGCACTTCCGAGCTTCTGCGGGTCAGTGATGTCCTTCACCGGAATCTCGGACACGAACTCGTGCACGTACCCAGTGTCTGAGTGCACCAGCTTTGTGCAGATGCGCACCGAACCCATGTCGCAAAGGTGAGTCGGGTACTGCATGAGCGCAATGCCACATTTGTTCAGTGCCGGCACCACAACGTCCAGAACGCTCTCCAGAGTAGCGTACTTGCTCTTGAAGTGGTCATTCTTACGGTCACGAGTAACCGTCTCCATGCTCAGCTGTGCAAGCAGGAACGCCTTCCAGAACTCACGTTTACCGGTCAGCTCGGCAACCCTGTTGGTAAACTCCATCTCATCCAGTTTCTGCGTCATAGTCTCTTCACTTTCTCTAATGCATCATGCATGTTTTTACCGATTACGGTCTTGTCGGTTGTCCCGTCAGTGCTCTGAAGGGTAACTCGCACTCGCCCACTGTCGTCATGGTACGGGTCAATGTCAATGCCTGCCCATCCCTTTCCCATGACAGCCAGGTAGATGTCAACGATTCTGCTTTCCATCAACAGAATGACCCAAGGTAGTCCGCCATGTTGGCGAGCATTTCCGACTCGGACCTTGCGAGGATGTAAATGCATCCATCTTCAGACTCCCATCTCTTTCTGAAGTCCTCCTGCGCAGGGCGAAGCTTACCTGTAGCGGTCTTCAGTTCAATGGCAAAGAAGGTTCCTTTCATAACGGCAAAGATGTCAGGAAGACCTGGGCTGCCAAGGCGAATCATTCGCTTTCCAATGAACACCATGCCTGAATTCTGCCGCCAGTGAAGTATGCCGCGAATCTTTAGCTGCTCCAGGCATCCCTTCAGAATGTCCTTCTCCGGCCGCTGCTTCGGCGCGGCCTTCTTCTTAGGCTTCGTAGTCTTCATACTTTACCGAAGCCACCTCTGCGTGACCCACGAGCTTGCAGACGTTGAACCGCTCGCCAGGGAACTTGCTGGCCATGGAGTATGCGGCTTTGATGGCCTCCTGCCGGTTGGTGAAGGTGACCTTGTTCCAGATGATGTACGTGCTTGTTTTTTCTGCTGCTTTTTTCATTTTGAAATTCTCAGATACCCTGTAGTCATACATGTAGCTAAAGTTACCCTCGCCGTGTGGCGAGTCGTACTTACCACATGAACGGTGTATAGAGGTTGGTGGAACAACAACCCTTCTCCAGTCACTTTCTTGACCGCACCAGTAGACAACGTCACCTGGCTTAAGTGACAACCACTCCTCCTCAGTGATTGGACGAAGCTTCATCGCTTTCCTCCCTAATCTCACGCCACTGCAACTCAAGACGAGCTGCCTCTTCAGCGATTGCTTTCTCTGCCTGGGCTCGGTACTTGCGAGCCAGGAACCACACAACAACACTCCAGTACAGTCTACGCAGGTAGTTCATTTTGCCGCCTTTGAAAGCATGATGGTTGCGGATGCAAGTGCCTCCAGGTCGTGATTGGTTCCTGCCATATACGCAGAGTGAAGCGCCTTGGCAAGAGCAACCTCTTTCTGACGCTCGGTGGGCTGCAGTGGTCCGGTCGGAAACTGGTAGCCAAGAACGCTCGGTAGCTGTCCCGCTGGGTACAGTTTCTTCAGCACGGCCGTGGAACTCACTGGTGGCGTCCTGGTAACGGATGAAGAAACATGTGGGACGCTTCTTTTTCCGCCAAGGCGCTCCTCAGCCTGATAGATTTTCTCGGGAACAACAGCAACCAGAACGCCGTAGCTCTTGCATCCAAAGAACTTTCGCACACCAATGTCACGTGGAAGCCATCCGTCAAGGTATGCCTTGCGCACAGATGGCGAATACTCTCTGGAAGTTGCGCGAGCGTTTGTGGACCACCCTGGTGGGATGTGAATTGCGCAGTCACCTTCCTTCAGGTACCCGGTAGAGAACACTGTTGGCTTTCCGCCAACAATGGTCTTACTCAGGTTCTTGGAACCTTTCACTGGATACACTTTGCCTACACGCAGCAGCGTCGGGGAATCATTTGACATTTTTCTCTACCCTTTCAATCTCTCGCGCAATGTACCACTGCGCCTTCTTTAGGTCTTTGATGGATGGCTCACCGTTCTTCAGTCCGGCTCGCCATAGATACTTGATGATGCACCCGACGTTGAACGTCATGTGCTCCACGATTTGAATGCACTCTACACCTGACGGGTGTGACGTGTAGTGCTTTGGGTGTGAAACGTCTTCGTCACTCATTCTTCTTCTCCGAAGTCAGCTGTCATGTAAACCCCCAGCCACCAGGCCATCGTTACCACTACTATGGCTTTGTCCAGTGTCGTGACTTGTAAAAGTAACAGTACGAGCATTGAACTTCATCCTCACGGTTCCGGTTGGTCCACCACGCTGCTTGCGGATAATCAGCTCAGCCTCTTCCTTGTCCGCTGTTGGGTTGTAGACCACATCTCGGTACAGGAACATCACTGCGTCTGCGTCCTGCTCTAGAGCACCAGACTCGCGAAGGTCACTCATGAGTGGCCGCTTGTCTTCTCGGTGCTCGCAGTTTCTATTCAACTGACTAATACCGATGACTGCGCAGTCAAGCTCCTTGGACAGCATTTTTAGTCCACGGCTGAACTTTGCCGTTGAACTCTGCGTGTCGTCCGTGTCACCGGTCGCAAGCTGGATGTAGTCCACTGTGATGAGCTTCAGAGGAAACCCGCGCTTGGCTGCCTGACGGTGGACAATGCGCGCCTTCTGCATAATGGCCCCAATGGAGTATGACGAATCGTCAATGAACCACTTCTCCCGTGGGATGCTGTCCGGGATGCCGACCACGCGGGTAAGCTCGTCTTGTGTAACTTTAGACGTGCAAACTTGCATAAGGTTGATTTGCGCACCTTCTGCAATCTCACGCTCCGCGTGCTCCTCTGCCCCCATCTCCAGTGAGAAGTCCAGGCAGGAGAACCCCTGGCGCATCACTGCAGCGCGAATGCTCTTGATAAGAGCCGTCTTGCCCATGGCAGGTCGTCCAGCCACAATGTAAAACTTCTTGGTCCTGAGACCGATGATGTACCGGTCCAGGCTGGTGATTCCAGATGACATTGGCGGCGGCACATTGCCATTCAGACGCTCCATGAACAGCTTCAGGTAGTCAGACACCACCTCGTGGCCGTCGTGCGTCTTAGAGGCTCCCGAGGCCGAGTACATGGCCTTCTCCAGCTGAGCACAAATCTCCTCTGGGTTGGCACTGGAGCCATTGGCGATGGCCTTGCAGGCTTGGGTCATGCGGTGGACAGCGGAAGACCGGCGAAGGTCCTTGCAGATGGACTCCACGTCTACGTCACGAACCAGGCGCTCCACGTCTAGGCCATCCACGAACGTGCGTGGTGGTGCCCCCTTACGCTCCAGAATGGACACCGCGTTCACACTCATCCCTGAAGCCAGAAGCTCCTGGGAGACGGAAAACAGAAGGCGAGCGTTGGCTGACTGGAAGTCGTCCCTGGACAGGGACGTGAGAATGGTGGCTTGCGCCTCCTGGGAACCGTACACGAGTGCTGCGCAGACTGATGCTTCTACACCCATTAGTTCAGTTTCTCCTTCCCAGTGGTTGGCTTGTTTTCAGGGTCGCCTGAGTACACCTGGTCAAGAAGCTTGCCCATGTCAATCTCCAGTCTGTCACCGAACTCCACAAGGAACTCTCGGATGATGGAAGCCCTGCCTAGAAGCGAAACAACGCCCCAGGAGAGGACGTAGGACAGGACCCTGGCGAACTGGCGGGTTGTGGCCATCAGTTCTGCTGGTGGTTCGTTCTTTGGGTCCGGGTCTTTGGTTGCAATTGTTCCAATGCTTGCGGCAATAACACGTACACCAGAGCAAACCTTCATCAGCGTTTCGGTTGGACGCTCGTCACCTGCACGAATTGGTGCAGCAACAATGCTCACCATAGAGTTGTCTTCTTCCTTCACTTTACCTCCAGGAACTGTGCAACCGCCTCAGCGGCATGCACCGGTAGAACCCATGTTGTTTCTGACCTGTTCGGCCTTACCAGCCGTACAGCGATACTGTCTTTACCTTCGCGAGACACGTACACTGCTGGCTTTGGCATTGGCGGCCTCACCTTCTTTGCGTCCGTCTCCTCCAGTCTCTGCTGCTCTGCAACCAGCTTCTCTGACTCTTCTCTGGTTAGCCCAGAGAACATGTCAATCGTGCGAAGCTCTGCGGGTGGCTTAGCGGAGCTTCTCTTTGTCCCAGCCAAGGTGTGCCTCTGCCCAGTTTTCAATGGTTACAAGCTGACTGGAGTCGCAGTCCATGCACTGGTACTTCTCGTACCTGCTCTTGTCAAACACTTCTCGGACACCAACCTGGGTACCAGGAGTAAGCACGAGACAGTCTCCGTCTGACGACACGAACACGAAAGCGTACCCAATCGGAACGTGCCTTGTCTCGCCCTGCTGCTCGCCAAACTTCCTCACCCAAGCGTTCTTTGAGCACACCAGTCTGCGAGCGTACACAGACAGCTCGGCAGTTGTTTTGTTGGCCGACTTTACCTCTAGTGAGCACTTTTCAAAGAATGCCGACATCTGGTCGTCAACACCAGTTGGTGACGCTCTGCCAATAACAAGGTCTGAGCTTCCGTAGAAGTCGGACATTTTGTCCTCCTTCCCAGCAATCTTCAGCGCTGGGTGGAGTACGTCATAGCCCATGCGTGACAGCTTACCGGCAACCCATGCTTCCCAGTAAGCGGCTCCGTCTGCACGGTCCACGAAGGACTTGGTTATTCTCGGATGGTAGCCCTTCATTCGCTCTTGCTCCTTCCTCCGGACGTTTGGTTTTCCTTGTCCTCAAACAGCGCTGCGTCTTTGCGCAGGTTCTCTTCGTGCCAGTTTTTCAGCCACTCCAGACAGACCGGACTTGCGGCCTCCCAGGAGTACAGGCTGTACGCTGCATACCTCTGCGCACGCTCCATGAACTTGGCAAGGTCCTCCTTGTAGAAGAATCCCGGAGCCTTCTGGGCGAACACGCTTTCCTTGCCGTAGGAGCAGCCAATGGGGCTGATTTCGTACTCCTCCAGACGACGCTTACGCTCATCCCACTTGTCCCACGGGTTCCCGGGAACCTCTGCCATGTCATTGTAGTTTCCTCGTAGCAGCTCCGTCCAGTACAGCTGAGGGTGAGTGTCGCCAAGGATGGAAAACTCATTGTAGGGCCATTGTGGGTGGTACTGCAGCCATGACAACGGTGCGTGAGCCAGCTTGTCCATGAACGGCTGTCCGTAGTTGGTTAGCTCGGCAACAAGCGAAAGGGCCTCCTGTTTCTTGCCAGTCCACTCAATCTCGGCATTGATGATGTGGTTGCGGAAACCGGCATCCACCACTTCTTTGATGAATGTGGCCTGCTTTTTGGAGTCTCTCGGGTAGCAGTACGCCCAGCTTACCGGACGGATATCGTTCCGCTCGCAGGCAAGGATGAACTCACGGTAACCGAACGGGCCACCAGACTTCATGTGCCACTTGTCGTGCTCACCAACACGCAGAGCACACCACTTCACCCCGCGCTGACGCATCTCGTCCAGCAGGTAGAACCACGACTGATTTTTGTGAGCTGCAGCATGGAAGGCAACCCACATGCCAAAGCCAGTAATACGGTCACTCATCTTTCATCTCCTTGTTGACTTCCAGCATTGCTGAGCACAGCTCAAGCATGGTCTTTTCGTAGCTGTCTCGGAACCTGTCAAGCATTGCTTCCTTTATGCTGCAGTTGAAGCACATGTTGTCGGATGTCATGTTTGCAACGCACACAACACCTTTGCAGCGTACGCACTGGTCAAAGCCAGCAAGGTAGTCGTCATCGTCGCCCTGCGTGCTCATAGAAGTACACTCCTCTGCGTCCACCCTTGGAATTCACGAAATTCAGAATTCACTGCCACGCGAGTCTGGTGCATGGTCCACACACAATCCAGTCTTCCGTGTACTGACACCCTGTAGCAGGGTGTGCTGGTCCGCCACAATCTCTGCATTCGTACCTGCGAAAAGACATTGCCCGCGACCTCCTGAAAACAGGCTCGTCACGGGCAGCTTGTGTGGCAAGTGGGTAGCTACTTCTTTTTTCCGAATCTCTCGTCAAGCAAGAGCTGTGCCTTACGGTTGTTCTCCTGGACGTCCCACTCGGAAATGGCGGTCTGCACCGTGTCTCGTGGCAGGAGGTGAAGGGCCAGGTTCAGCGCCTTCAGGCCAAGCTCCAGGATGGCATCAGGGCTCACACTTCACCCACTTCCCGTTCACGTTGCAGAAGCCCCACTGCAGGTTCACGCTAGCAATGCAGGACTCGGCAGAGTCACGGGTAGGCAACGCTGCGCAGGAGGCCAGCTGGGCTGCGTGAGCGTCCTTTGGCGGAATGGAAGGCGGAGAGCTGCAGCCAGAAATGGAAGCAACCACGGCAGCCATGATGATGGCATACGCAAGAATCTTCCCAAGAACCAACCCAGTCGGGTTGGACTTCACTCGGCATCGGGCCATTACTTGTCCTCCTTTCTATCCACAAGCACCGGGCTTGGGATGACAACGGCAATCAGGTACTTCACGTAGGATGAGTCCAGCTTACCAGAGTACACGAGTGCACATACACCAACAAAAACGGCGGTGAACACAATGGCTCGGACAAGGTCAACGTCTAGGGATAGCTTAGTCATGCGGATTAGCTTAGATAGTAGCTTCTCTTTGCCGTATACGCCAATGCTTGCGCGCACCTTGGTCTTTTTGTTCTGGATGGAAATCATCTCTCCCTCTCTCTGATACGGTCTCGGAAGAAGTACAGAATAGCAGAAACCACTGCCCCTCCGTACTTGGTAACTGTTGCCAAAAGTGTGGCGAATGCGCTGAAATTGTTGGCCCCGATGTAGTGGTCTTTTCTAGGTGTAGCGGTCACCTGCGATGCGGCAGAAATGCTGACGCTAACCTCGGACGGACCGAAGAAGAAGCTCTCCTGCCAATTGTGCTCCTGGGCCTGGCCAGTGATTAGGCGGGACCGGAACGCAGTGGACATTCCGTACACTGACGTGAGGTACGGACGTGAACCAATCCCACGCCTCACTTACCCCTCCGTATATCGGATGTTCGCCCAGATGGTAGTGGCGGTGGTAGCGGACGGCAGCCAGACAATGAACGGAACAGTGTTGTTGTAGAGTCTTGGCATACCGCAAGCCACGGCGTCCTGGTTCACGTTCAGTGCAACCACTGGAACGCCAATCTCGGCAAGCACTCGGTAAAGAACAAGGTGAATGGCGCCCGTAACGTAAGACGTGCCAAGGGTGACCGACTCCACACTTCTGACACCAGTATCTCCTGCCTGAAGGAAGAACGGAACAAACGTCCCGGCTGCGGCCGAGGCAGGGAAGCTCGGCATGGTGCCGGTTCTGCCCGCCGTGCCTGCCTGGTTTGTGTACGAAATTGTGGTGTTTGCAATGGCGCCAGCGTTGGTGGTGGCAGTGGACACTTCCAGGGCAGCGTATACGCCTTCTCCGTTGGTGGTTCCGTCCAGGTCCCTCGCTGGAATTGCAACTGGCGTAATGGCCTGTGCAGTAGTGGTGGTGACCACAAGACCGGAATTGTGCCATAGCCTATCCAGCAGAAGCACAGAGCCAACAAGCGATGCGCTAGCGCTGATGCCAGCAAGGTACTTGTTTCCAGAACTCGGGTTGGAGAACGGAATCTGACCAGCGTACGTGGTGAGCGCGGCCCCGTT